GATTGTCTGTGTTCCGTTTCTGGAAAAGTTAATTGTTCCAGTTGTGCTGGATGATGTAACGCCTGTGCCAAACTTCCAATCGCCGTAAACATTGGGGCTGTTTGTGCTGGTACTCAGCGTCATCGCGCTGGTACGCAGGGATGCGTCAAAAGTGCCAATGTTCCAATCAGTGTTAATCGTGATCGTGCCTGTTACGCTGCCTGTGTTATCAAATACAGCCGTATCTTGCGCAAGCGGGAAGTTGTTGATGTCAGGCGTTCCACCAGACCCTGGTGCCCAGGCCGTAGCACTCCAGTTTTGAGCGCCTGCAAGGTTCCAGTACACCGTCTTGGCAGCAGGGAATGTGATGCCTGTGTTGCCACCGCAGTCACCTGCGCGTGTAGGCGATGCGCCTGATGCTGCGCCAGCAAGATTGATGTCGCGGAAGTCGCAGTCAGTGGCAGAAATGGCGTTGACCGTCAGGGTGCGCGGAGTGCCGATGGTGTTGGAACGTAGGAAGATGCGCCGAACTGCTGATGCTCCAGCACAGGTCAGTGTGCCGTTAATTGTTTGGTTGGCGGAAAACGATAATGACGCTATTGCCGCCGATGCTGGCGCTGTAATTGTTAAATTGTTAAACGTATTTGCGCCATTTATAATAAATGTGTTTGATGACCCTGTTGATGTGTAGGCCACATTGTAAAACGTCTGACTGCCGCCCGCGAATGAAATACTTCCGTTTCCTGTGCCGTTTATTTGCGATGTGCCAGCGTTAAAAGTTAAATTTGTTGAAGTTCCAAAGTTTATAAAATTAGCGCTAGCAAGCGTTAACGTACTAGCGCCGAAGTTAATTGTTCGGACGTTACTGTTGGTGGAAGACAAGATATTTGCCGTTACCGCATACCCCGCCGTAGTAAACGTACCGTTTGTCACCGTTAGCGTGTTCCCGCCAATGTTCAGTGCATCAGCAAGCTGTACTGTGCCGCCGTAGGTGTCGATGAAGATGGGGCAAGTAAATGTTTTACCTGCGCTGGTGATGGTTTGGGTCGTGCCGCCGGAGAAGGTAAGCGTAGCCGTTCCAGTAAATGCGGTGCCAGAACCGTTTGCCCAAGAGCCGTAACAAATTACACCTGCACCAAAAGAAAACGTCATGGCGTTGGTTCTGCCAGACATATCAATCGTTGACACATACATATCGCTGGCTGTGAACGATATGGTTGCGCCTGTATTTAATCCAGTATTAACAATTGTTGCTGTATCTTGTGGAAGTGGAAAGTTATCTGTACTTACTCCGCCTCCAGAAGATGTCGCCCAAGCATTTGAGGCCCATGCTGCACCACCAAGGTTATTCCAATACACCGTCTTGGGCGTACTAAACGTGATGCCCCTGCACTCACCGCGATTGCCGATGCGTGTTCCGCTGATGGGTGCTGATGTGCCACGGACGTACAGGCCACGGAAGTCTGCGTCTGTCAGGCTTGGGGCAGAGTTGACCACCAGATCAACAGAGATGCCGTAGGTGGTTGATGAAAAGAATACGCGCCTGTTACCTGCTGTTCCCGTGGTGGACAGTGTGCCGTTGATGGTTTGCTGCGCGTTAAGTGTGACGGTTGTTATACCAGCGGTAGATGGCGCGGTTACTGTAAGGTTGTTATATGTATTTACACCGGTGATTGTGCGCGTACCAGCCGTGGTGGACGAAAACGAAACGTCATAAAAATTTAAACCGCCACTTGTAAATCCTGCGTTTGCCGAGCCTGATAAAACTATTTGGGATGTGCCCGCATTAAATGTTAAGTTAGTTGTAATTGCAGCCACAATTCCTGAGGCGCTACTAGAAGGTATCGTTACGGTAGAGGCATTTAAATTTATCGTTCTTACGTTTGCGTTAGAAAAGTTCCAACCGCCAAGCGTCATGGAATAATTTCCCGATGACGAGGTATCAAACGTCCCGGCAGTTATAGTAATGCCAAAAGCATTAGTTACTGTGAGCGCACTCCCAAGTGTCCAACCGCCCCCCACGCCGTTAAAGACGCATTGCCCAGCAATACTGGCCCCATTGGTCGTAACCGTCCTGCCTGTTGTGGTAGATGAAAATGTAATCGCCCCCGTACTGCTCCACACCGTGCCTGCCAACAGCGACATGGAACCGCGAATGTCCAATGTGGGGGATGTGCCCGTAGCAAACGTAACCGTACCTGCTGACACCGTGATGTCCAGACAGGCCAAAGCGCCCGTCATGGTGACGGTGTAGGTTCCCGCTTGGTCAAAGATGACGTTATCAGCTACGGTTGGGACAGACGCACCACTACCACCGCCAGAGGTAGCAGACCAGTTAGTTGTGCTGGTGGTGTTCCAAGTGCCAGTTCCACCAACCCAATACCTGTCGGCCATGCTTACTCCTGCGGAGCTTCAACAGGCGGGGCAGTGACGATGGCAATCCAGTTATCAAACCGCTGCTGCTTCATTGCTTGAATTTCAGCGTCGGTCATGCCGTGGTTCTCAGGCAGATGAAGGGCGTCCCGAAAGACGCCGTACTGGGAGTCAAACTCAAAGTCGATTTTGATCATACTTCTACATCCCTGAAAGTTTTGCCGTGGATGATGTTTAATACTGTCTTTTTGCTTACGCCCAGTTTAGCTGCAAGTTGACTTGAAGTCATTACGGGATAGTTCTCTTTGACATATCGCGCATCAGCTTCTGTAAGCTTTGAGTTTGGACGGGCCGAGACAGCAACTGTGACAGCTTGCTCTTCAGTCATACCAGATTTAATTCGGTACAGAATGTTTGCCGGATTGCAGCCCAAGTCACGCGCCCATTGGGCTAGCGTTTGCGTTTTACCGTTAGCCGTAATCCAACGGTTGTTACGCTTGTTGTTGGCTTGCTGATCTTTAGTCGCCCATCGGCAATTTTCTGCGGAATAGGGGCCATTGTTGTCTATACGATCCAGCGTTGTCCCTGGCGGACGCTGTCCCATATCTTTTAGAAAAACAGCAAAGCCTTCTTTGCCATGCCACTTTTCGTCAACAACAATTCCCCGGCCTCCGTAATGACCATAACACTTTACATTGCTGTTGTAGCAACGGTTGTGCATTGCTCTCCACAAACGATAAATGCGTAAATCCATAATGCCTCCAGTTGATTGAAGGCATATTCTACCACATTAACCTGCAAGAGAGAAACTATAGCTAACATTCAATGTATCTCCGGACACCACGTTACGGTCACCGGGCGACTGGAAATCAGCAGCGGAGAACAGGGTACCGGTGGAACCACCAGCGGTGTTGTTGCTGGTCAAGAACGCACCGCCCACCGTCTGAGTAGCGTTGATGCTAAACGATGCGGGGGATGCGGTGTTGGTCACTACCGAGGGGTTGGCGTTGGTAGCAGCGGCAAAGGTAGCTGTTGGGCGATTGCCTGCGTACGGAGTGACTTCAGTCCAGCCAGCGTGGGAGGCCATTGTGTCACCAGCGGCTGGTGTGTTAGATGCACCAGCGCCATACAGGCCGATGTACCAAGTGGTGATTTGAGTCGTGCTGGTCAGGGCCGTGCCTGCCATGTACTGAAGACCTACGTTGACCACAAGGTTCTGCGACTCAGCGGTCCATTTCAGGATGCCGTCTTTGTCATAGCATTCCATGCGGAAGCGGCCAGTGGCTTTTGCCACCTCGGTGTTTTTTGTGCCAGCAATCAGACCGCCAGAGATGGAGTCAGAGGCTTTTGCAATTTCGTAAGACATGAGATGCTCCTTAATTAATGCGGATGATTGCGGAGTTGCTACTTGCAGCGGGAAACTGCACTTGGAATGTAGCGGTGGAAGTTTTATCAGATCCAAAGTCCAGCACACAAACAGCACCATTAGCTCCTAGCTTATAGATCAAAGCCCCACGGGCCGTCAAAGCAGAATTCCAAGTGACGTTGTTAAATGAGATGAACGATATGTTATTGCTGGATGTTGGCAACGTAGAAACAGTCAGCGCTTGGGCCGAATACCCTGGCGCTACCACCTCTCCCGTAGAGGTGTACTCCGTTGTGTTTTCGTTTAAATTTGCATTGGCTGTGTAAAGCGCAATGTAAAACGTGCCAGAGGTGAAGTTAAATCCACCGTTTAAAAGCTGCGTTTTAAACGTGTTTGTGGCTGTTTGGACTATTGCCATTTAAATCACCGGGTTTCGAACTTGTCCATCCCGGTAAGCATCCATGCGCTGCTTACCATCACCCAGGTTCTTGAGCAGGGCCAGAGATTGTGTAAATTGCTGTTGGTAAAGCTGCACAAGATCAGGATCACCCTTCATAAACCGGATAGCCTCAACCATAGTTCCATTGAATAGGGCGGTGTCAAAGTTATCACCAAGCCAAGTTGTACCAGTGGAGTTGGTAACGCCAGTTACCGTCAAAACAAAACCACTGCCAGTGCCACCAAGATTAGCATTACTGGCACCCAAAGAGTTGTTTACAGCGTAAAAACAACCTCTGTTTGAGATGGTTACGGATGTGACTGCTCCACCAGAAACAACAATATTTGCTGTTGCCGTCGATCCACTGCCCCCGGTCAATGGAACATTGAAGTATGTACCATTAATGTAACCAGATCCACCAGAAGCTATTGTGGTTGTATAGATTGCAGCCTGAACAATTGAGTCTGGAAGGTAATAGAAATGAAGCTCTACCCCATATGGCAGGTCCGGCGTTGGACCAAGAATAAAAGATAGCTCATTTGAATCACTGTACGTTGGGCCAAATATGGCGTAATGCTTTGGAAGACCTGTAGATATTGGGCCAGGATATGCTTCACGAATGAAGTTAACATCCTTGTTCAACAAATACAGATACTCTCCGTTAGCCTTTATAACTGCTAGAGAATAAACAGAAATAAAATCCCCAGGCGCAGACAAATACTTATTGTTTGCGGAAAGGGTTCCCGTCATGTTCTTTCGAAGACTTGCCAGTTGAACCGTGTTGTAAATGTTCTGCTCTGCTGTGCGGATCATCGAGTTCATATCTGCCGTGAGAAACGTGTTCTCACAGTAGTCGGACACCGCAGTGACTAGGCTTTGATAGTCGATTTACGCCACCCATTCCAAGCTGTATTTACGCAACAGCTTGCCTTTCTGCTTTATCGCGTTAGACACACTTGACGCTCCAACACCAAAATAGCTTGCTGCATATTTCGCACAGGGGAAGCTTACTTGTAGTTCAGGACAATACACAGCTTTCCACTTGCTGCGAGCAGCTTGTTCTACCGCCGCCCTTGGCAGTACTCTTCCTGTGGATGCCAAGCTCCGAGCCAACTTGCCCTCTGCGGTAGCACTTGCCTTCTTTATACCGGCAATTCGCTTCGCTCGCACCTGAGGATCACACCAAGAATCCCGCACCGTTGCGGCTCGATCCATGCTAAGCTTCTCGGGTTTAGGGTGGTCGGCCCACCTAACCCTACCGCCACCATACTGTGCCAGATTCTTCCCCCTGGCTCTTGCGGCGTCCGTATTATGCGCTGTTTTTATCGCGGCGACTGTAGCGGCCTTCCAGTCTGGGTTGGCCCATCTAGCTTTTGCCTGCTCTGAACGCTGCGCTCGATACGCGTCTGAAAAATGCTTTGGCCTAAACCCTGCCCCACCAAGAGAGCTGTTGTAGGCTGGGGCATACTCAGCAATCAGTTGCATCTCAGCCATGCAAAGTGCCTCAGCATCAAAAGCCACAAAAACTTCAGACACCACAAAAGCGGCTTCGCCGTATTGTTGCAGCGCAACATGCAGCTTGTAATGTTTAGATTTCTGGCATTTTGCGGTACGTTTGTGTGCCGCCCATCGCTTCTGAACCTGTTTACGCGTCAACCCCACATACTGCTCACTTGTGGCAGTATTGGTAACTACGTAAATTGATCCAGAGTAATTCATTTAAACCTCACGCCATTGGGCCACGGGCCATGAGGCCCTTCGTTGCAGCGCCAGTGCCGCGAACTTTGATTCCACTGGTTTTAACATCCCCGCCATCAGTTTTGGAGATGTTGCCAACCGTCATGTTGACCGTATCGGCGCGACTCTGATTGAGCCCCTTGCCAGGGTTTGCCTCAACAGTCACGTTCTTACCAGTCATAGTGTGTGGCTTGGCGTAGACGCTGGCGGGGCCAACCTCTTTACCACCTTTTTTCATGCTATAGGCCATGATTAAATCCCTGATTTTGGCACAGAGCGCACCGATTTTTTCTGGTTGGCGACCTTAGCAAGACCGCGCCCCATACTCTTCATTTGCAAGTTGGTCTTGCCGCCCTTGGCAAATTTGGTCGGCATCTTGCCCGGGTGCATGTTTGCCTCATGCTTGTGAACAGCTTTCTTTGCATCCATGATTAACTCCTTACGTTGTTGCGATTGTCACCGTACCGATCTGTACGGTCAACACCAAATAATTTGGCGTCAGTCCTGCATCATCTGCGCTGGCACCGCCGACAGGGTTCCACCCCCATTGAATGTCTCTGGAACCGCCCGTAGGGTACCCAGCGGTGTTCACACCGGCCTGGATGTATGTGTTGTCCCTACGAGGGTTGCGCAGCGCCTGGGGGTCATCTACGGGAAACATGCCCAGTTGAAGCTGCGGTTGATCGGGCGACCAGCACTCAGGGCAAGCCAGTATGTTGACAGTCTTGGTCTTGATAACCTCAGTCTTTAGATACTTGAGCTTGTACTGCTGGCCACAGATATCGCACATGGCGATAGCCTTTTTGCCTGATGCAAACCGATTGCCCATCAGTAGCCTCCACCGATGAACTGTCTGCGCGGCACAAACCGCACAGCGGCTTTCTCACGGTCTTCGCCAGCCGCGAGGTTGAACTGTTCGTCGTAGGCTTCCTTGAGCATGGGTACCCGAGGGGCAAGCTCTGG